TATGGAGAATTTTCATCCAAAACTTCTTCAAGTGCTTTGTATAAAACAACGAATGTTTTTCCACTTCCAGGAACCCCATAAGCAACAATATTTTTATTGTCATCATAAGAATTAAATAACTTTTCCTGATTTTCAGTCAAGGGTTCAATAGTTAAAAGGGAATGTAACCCCAATGGTTTTTTCTTTTTTTCGTAAGAAACTGGAATAATTGAAGAATTTGATTTTTTTCTTCGGGACATTAGTACCTCTTTCCTTTACTCTTTTCTGCTTGATTTAAAACATTTTTCCAACTTGGATGTTTTTTATCTAGTTTATCTCTCCATTCTCCAATTTCGGCTGCAGATGCGCAGCCCTCAGACCAATCTCTAACCCAAGGTTTGTTGTTTTCATACCAACTCATAATATCATTTACACTCATTTCGACAACCTTTTTTTCTCCGGTTTCAGGATTCCAAATTGGATAGATAGCCATTATTTTAATCTCCTTTTCATTCAAATGTTTATGGACTTAAACGAGCCTTATAGAGTCGTTTTTCTTCATAATAACTCCAAACACTAGGAGTCCAAATCCTTAGAATTGGAACAATCGCTTCACAAAGAGCCTGAATTTCTAATTGAGCATCTTTCTTTGCTCGTAAATCAAGAAAGTGTAAAACTGATCTTAGATTAAACGATGAAACAAAGTTCTGTCTTACGTTCTGAGGAAGATAATCTCTTAAATGTTCTTCTGCCATATCGGAAGATCTTTCCGCATATCTAATTGCGGCTTCTTTACAAAGCTGCAATTCACGAACATAATCCTCTTCAGTCCATTGATATTTTTTACCCTGACGATTAATATAATAACCTGGAGGTCTCACATAAAAAACTTTCTCTGGAAGTAGAGTATTATTAGCAACCTTTTCGATTCGTTTTCCGGTGTATCGTTGAGACTGAACATCCCAGGTTGTTCCAATTCTATGAGTACGAGCCTGCACAATTACGTTATGAACAAATCCAGAACATGAAAGTGTGATCTGGGGATGTTCTAAGCACCCATAGTGGCCCCTCTCATTAGACAGAAGAGAATTTACAATCCATTCTCCACATTTGGATTGAACTGGAACCTCTTTTTCATGAATAGGTTCTTCCGAATAATCATTTCTGCCCGCTTGCCAAATAACCTGTTCAGGATTTGGATATGCTTGCAGTTTTACAACTTTCATTTCAGAATCCAATTCCAAAAGAGTCTTTGCATCAACCGGCTTCATCTACAACTCCTTCGTGCTTCTTAATACCTTTCAGTTTTTTGAATTCGGTTTTTATTTCAGAATAAGCCTGCGCCTGATCGATCTTTCCGCCCATTTCCAAAGAAACAATAATTGAAACTTTGTTTTGAAAGTCGAAAAGAGCTTTTTCTAATTCTGTAATGTTTTCGTACATTTAAATTTCCTCGTGATAATCAACTTCATTTTCTTCAAATATATCATTCCTTAGTAAATCTTCTAAGGATAATTTTATAACATTAGAATCTTTATTGGATTCCACTTCTACTCTATCTTCACAGTTCAACTCCAATTTAAGAATATCCAAAGTGTTCTGAATACTATCAATAAGGAGCTTGATCTTTTCTTTATTCATACAAGTCTATAGTAGCACGGATCTCGGGGTTTGTCAACTATCGTCCAATGTACAGAAGTTCGTGATTCTTAGCCTCAAGCTTTTCAACAATGATTTCACATGCCAATTTGGGCCTTGTGTTTCCGCATGTATATACATCACAAGCAGCTTTTTTATCTTCAGGCCAGGTGTGAATACTGATATGACTTTCGGCTAAAAGACATATAGCAGTGACACCAATGGGATCAAACTTATGAGATATAGTTTTTAGAATCGTTGCGCCACTTTCAACGGCAGAAAATTGAATTAAATTGACAATAAAAGTTTCATTATCAAGTAAAGATTCAGAACAATCGTAAAGATTGAGTAAGAAGTGTTTCCCCATTAATTTTCTCCGCTAGGATCGTCAGTAAGAAGATTTTTGACAATTTTTTCTTTGCCACTCATTTTTAGTAATTCGTAAATAGGACTTTTCATGTATTTTTTAATTTTTTTGTATCTTTTGGTTACTTTGTTTAATTCCGAATAATTAATAGAAATGTTATTTTCTTGCACGAGGTTTCTCCTTTTCTTCAGGTTTAGGTACATTCCACATTCTAGGATTAATTTTTCCGTTAGAAAAAGTAATTTTATTAATCGAACCTTTACCGTGTTTGTCGTAATAAAAATCAAAGACATCTACCATTTTTGAACCACGGCAAATGTCAATTGTTTCTTTACTGGAACCAGATTTCGTATAATGAACAATAAAACTGTCCGTTGGAATATCTGGATTTTTTACATCGTCCTCGGATGCATTTTCGATTAATAGTTTACATTTCATCAAGAACGTCCCCCCCATCGAATATCAGGGTATGCTTCTTTGACCAAATCTAAAGTGACTTTATACTTAGTCGATAGTTTTTTATCTTTAACCAAGCAGATAAGTTCTGCTTCTAATGGATGTAGACCTTCGAGCATTTGAATAAAGATTGATTCTCTTTTTATTTTCGAAAGAGAATCGTTTCCACCTTTAACAAAGAGGTGGAAGTTTTCACATTCTTTTCTTAAAGAAGTTCTTTGATTTCTAATGAACTCTTGATCAATTGAACTAGAACCAATCTGCTTCTCAATTGATTTTGAGAGAGTATCATTTCCGGATGTAATATCATCAACCTTCGAATAAGGAACTTCCCCCTCAGGAAGAAGTGAAATTACACTGTCATCAAAATTCCAAATCAACAATGAAACAAGAGCATCGTTACGATATTCCTGAAGATATTTTGCCTTCAGGGCATTTGTTCGTTGCTTGGAAACTAATTCTAGAATCTCATGTTGAAATGGATTTGCCTCTAGTTTAGGTGCTGGTGAAGAAGTTTCAGTCTTCTTCGCTGTCGTTTTCGCTGTCATAATAGTTATCTTCAAATCTAATTGCTAATATTTGATCGGGTATAAGATTACCCTCAGAATCGAACATTTCTGGATGTAGATAAGGAATTGCTGGATTTCTGTAGAAATTGGCAAATATCCATCCGACGATTCCACCTACCACAAAAAACAGGAGAGTTAACAATACAAGTATAGCTGTTAACATTTTAATTACCTCCTAGAGAATTTACTTTATTTTAAAACTAAACGTAAAATGAAATTCTCTTGAAAAAAGAGAAATCATTTTAGAAAAATGTAGGTTATACTTTTCTGATTCCTCCTTTTTTGATTGTCTGAGCATAAGCTCTATACCTCTATTTATGTTCGGCCTTTTTTCTCCGTTTTCTTTTTTCACTAATAAACCTCTCAGCATCTTCCAGTATGCTATTCAAGTATTTTGATATTTTTCTAGCATTTGGTTTTGGTATGTGACCATATGCTTCTCTAAGTTGTCGATGATTGTTATCTTGACCACCTTCAATGTATTCATTCAATTCTTTTACAATGTTTTTAATGTTGTTTGCGGTGGTGCTGGAGATAAATTCTTGAGCCTGTACTTTTTTAAAGTCTTTAATCTTCATATATTCATAAAGATTTAAGACAAATTTGTTCTCAGAAAACACATAATCTATAGCTTTTTCAACGTCGTTATAGATTTCGTTCATAGTAGATTATTTTGTTTTAGATATTCTATTGTATCTTTACACCCTCCCAAATTATGATTTTCATATACAACTTGAGGGAATGTAGAATTTTGTCCAAATTTTTCATAAAAAGTTTGCTTATCAAAATCTTTTTCATAAACAAACTCTTTATAGGTGTACCCCTTCATACTCAAAATCTGTTTGATCCTGGTGCAATATGGGCAATCGTTTTTAGAATAGATTACAAATTCCATAATCAACTAACAAAATTTAAAGATCTTACAAAGAGATTGGTGAATCGTTCCAGTTTTTCATGTGGAACGGATGAAATATTTTCTGCAATGGCCTTACGAAGATCGTTCATTTCTGCGCGTTCGTTATCTGTAAGGTCAATTTTTGAGTTTTCAAGTTCGGACATTATGTTTATTTGCCCATATTTTTGAATTGACTCATGAAGTTCTCAAGAGTATCTGTAGCCGCATCAACTTTAATCACTCTATCAAGAAGAGTCAGGATTTGTGCGATCTGATAAGTTGTCTCTGCTCGTTCTTGACGAGCCGAATATGCAAGAGCATTTCGAATGTGAGACTCCGCATCTTTGAGAGACTGTTCAACGCTTTGGGACAATGCCATGGTTTACCTCCTTTAGTTTCATTTATTATAGCATGGACTTTGAGTTTTTTATTCCGTATGGGACAGTTCTTCAACTGGCACCAGACTGTTTTCTTATAACGATATTACATTCTTTCTCTTTAATTTTATATCTTTCCATGTATTTTTTCATGTCATATTCATCAGAAAACCAACAGGTTTTTACTGAATCATGTTCCTTATGAGTCAATTCAAAAGGAAATTCTTTGTAAAAGCTCTCTGATTTTTTGGTGATGTTTGTTGCAATTCCAACAGGTTTTACTTTCATGATTTAAAATTGTTTTTGTAAAGAGTATTATATCTAACAAATTTAGTGACACTTGGAGTTATTCCAAGAGAGTCACAGCACTCCAAATAGCTTCTGAAATTAGAATGGCTAGTAGAAGGATCCAAAACTGGCAGTGATTTTTCTTCATGTCGAATAGAGTTTAGATGTTTTTCAATTAGATTAAATATCGTCATTTATATTCAAGATCTTCCTGATATCTGGTTAAGATTGATGCTGCAAATTCTATAAATACGTCTACGTTCTTTTGCAGTTGTTCTTTACTAGGATCAAAATTATTGGTTAGGGTTAAAATTAGACTTTGAGATGGAATTTGTCCCATTAATAATGTCAAAGCAGCTATAATATAAGAACCAATGTAATATTCTTCACCCTGTTCTCTCATGTTAATGATTATTTCCATGGTGCTTTCTTCATCTAGATCTTCACTTAAATGTGCTCCATAATCAATTAGGGCTCCCATTCCACAGACCCATAACAATTCAAAACATAACCAATTCTGAAGTTCCGAAGAAAGAAGGAAAATATCCTGTTTTGTTGGAACTTTTCCGGCTCTTATCGAATTTAAGATTTCATCCGGAACATCTTCCAGAACAAAATTACTGGTGATACAACTACTAAGATTGTGCCTCTTCATAAGACACTCAATAAAAGACAAACAAAACTCAGTAGATTCTGTGTTTTGATTTTTTAAAGAATTAATTCTTTGTTGAAGGTAATCTAAATTCAATTCATTTGTTGGCATTTTTTAATTC